CAGTCCTCGATCAGCTCTCCGGCCCTGCCGAGATAATCCATCTTGGCCAGCACCTCATGGGTGTGGCCCCATTTAGTCGCGATGTTGCCCTGAAGCTCCTGTTCTGCGCCGTGATACTCCCGCACCATGCGTCGCATGACCTGCTCTGGCGTGGTGTTTGGGTCGAGGCCGAGGATTGCGCCAACGGCGCTCCCGGTGATTCGGCCCTTGCGTTTGGGTGATAGCATTTTTGGCTCCTATGCGCCCCGCCACGGGGCGCGGCTGTTATCAGAACGGGATGTCGTTGTCAAAATCATCATCGGACTGGGGGGCAGGCTGCGGGCTTGGCTGCGCCTTCGGCTTCGGCGGTGGCGCCGCCTTCGCAGCCCCGGCAGGCGCTACCGCCGAGACCCAGTTGCCCGACCGCTGCTCCCCCTGGATCTCCATTTTCCAAACCATGACTTTGATCCCCATGTGCTTTTTCCCCGACAGGCACCGCATCAAATCCTCGTCGGTTGGCGCGCCTTCCAGCTGGCGGAGACAGCCGCCGGAATTTGCGTCAATCGCGGCGAGCATTCTTTTGGCTTTGTCGGCCTTTGCCGGGTCTTTGTCGAGGACGCGGATCTTCTGAAAAACCACGCGATTCGCGTAGGCCGCTGGCTGCAAGACCCTCCAGCGGAGATTGATGTACTCGTCGCCCTGGAACTCGCTCCAATTCGCCTCCTCGATTGCCGCCAGGCACCCTGTGTTATTGGGGATCGGCTCCATATCACCGCCGCCGGATTCAAATTTTCCGTCGGTTTCGGTGGCGGAGCTGCCGTCGTTCAGTTCCCAAAAATTCACGCTCATTTTGATTCTCCAGATTGATAAAACGGGATATATTCGAGGATGGGATTATCCCCTTCAGCTACCTCCATTTCGGGTGGCAGGCGGTAGCGGTTTTTGGCGTCCACGAACCCCACGGTCCCCTCGGATGCCGTCACCAGCGCCCGCTCGCCAGTGCTACGGATCTTGCCGAGCTTGGTGTTGCGCCCCTTGCGGTCTGTCTCACCGCCGGTCACGAATTCCCGGCTGTGCATGTAGAGCACGGCGTCGGATGTGGCGATATACACCCGGCGGCTGGCCTCGTGCATGTCGATTGACCATGTGGCGTAGGGCTCCACGTCGGGCCGGTTTTTGATCTTCGCTAGGCCGGTATGCGCCAAGAAAACGACCCCGATCCCGCGCTTGCGCAGGTGCTCGCAGGCGTGGCGGATCTTGGCGTGCAGGGCGGCAACGGCCAAGTATCCCTTGCCATAGCCGCCTTCGGCTTCGGCGATGTTTGAGACCTTTTCACCAGCGCCGTTGCGGTAGAATTCCAGCACCTCTTGCTCGAACAGCGCGTTCGCCGTAGTGATCGCGTCGATTACCACGGTTTGAAACCCGTGCTCCTCGGTCACCAGCTCGCGGAGCTGGGCAATCAGCACCTCGCTGGGCCGAATGCCGCGCTCCTCGCTGGGGGCGGGCAGCTCTGGGAACAGTGCGGGTTGCAGGTCCGGCTCCCATTGCTCAAATGCCGTGGAGGCGTTTTCGGCCTGTACGAAGATCGGCGCGGGGAACAGAGCCCCGAGCGTGGACTTGCCCACGCCGGGGAACCCGACGATTGTGATTACCGGCGCTTGGGGCGCCGGCTTTTTGGCTTGTGATAGGTAGGACATACATGCGGTCTCCTGTTGGTTGGTTGTCTGCTGACGGTTGATATACTAGCTAGGTTGATGTAGTATGTCAACTGTCAATTAACAACGGGGCGCAAAACATGATGACACTAGAGCAAATACAGGCATCCCTAGAGGGGCGCAACCTGGCCGAGATAGCCAGAGAATTGCGGGTCACAAGGGCTTATCTAAGTCTGATCAGGGCGGGAAAAGCTGGCAATCCATCCTATGGGATGGTGAAGGCGCTATCTGACTACCTGGAACAAAAAAAAGGGGGGGGTAACTGAATGAGCACCTTACCAGCGACCCCCTCCGAGGCTAAAAAGATCGGATCTAAATATTATTTCACTGGCATCCCATGTAAAAGAGGCCATGTATCAAAAAGACGCACATCTAACGCAGGATGCACAGAATGCCAAAAAGAAATGGCGTTATGGAGGTTTAGGAATATTCCAAAAGTAAGAGAACAAAACAAAGCATATAAGCAAACAAATGAATACAAACAAAAAGAAGAAGCGCGACGCCTTAAAAAAATAACTTATCGCGTTGTAAAGCAAAATATAGATGTTAGCGGGATAAGCTGCGAAGCTGAACGCAAAAGAGTTTATGCAAAGCTTTACGCAAGAAATAACAAGGAAAGAATTAAGGCGCAAAGCAATAAACCTGAAAGAAAGGAAAAAAGGAAAAATTACGTTAGAGAATGGATGCGAGAAAGGTCAAAAACTGAGCAAGGAAAAGCTGAGCAATTTATGAGGAAGTGCATTTATAGATGCCTGGATCAAAAAACAGAAAGAGCATCTGCGGCGCTTGGGTATAAGCCTAGTGACCTAATTAAACACATACAAGAACAGTTTGAAAGCGGCATGACATGGGAGAATCATGGGGTATGGCATATTGACCACATAAAACCTATAAGCGCGTTTCTAAAAGAAGGAGTTACATGCCCGAAAACAATAAACGCATTAGCAAATTTGCGTCCGTTATGGGCATGCGAAAATCTTTCTAAAGGAGATAAGCATGAATAATATATACGATTACATAGAGGCTGGGTTTAGGATTTTTGGAATACACGGCGTTGATAAAAATGGAATATGCGAGTGTGGAAGCGTTGAATGCAAAGCGTTATTCAAGCACCCAAGAATCGCACGCTGGCAGAATATCCCTGTTTGGTCGGATGAACAAATTGACACCT